CTGTGAGTAAGTTTGTCCCTGCCGAAGATGTGATTGTACCTTATGTTGCAACCGATTTAAAAACGGCTGAAAGAGTCACTCATGTGATAAAAATCAGTAAAAATGAGTTAAGGAAGCTCCAAGTAAGTGGTTTTTACCTAGATATGAAGTCTATTGGTGAACCAACCGAGGTTTCTGATGAGATACAAGATGCTTATGATGATATTGAGGGTCGTTCACCTACAGGTTCGGACGATCAATTTACATTATATGAGTGCCATTGTAGTTTAGATTTGGAAGAATACCCCGATAAAGACGCAAAAGGTGAAGAAACAGGGATAAAACTGCCTTATATTGTTACAGTTTGTTAT